TCTAAATATAACAATAATGGAAATTTTTCAAAAATAATACAATAGATGGCAAGAGTATCACCAAAAGGTATTTTTCCGAGTCAAGCAGTTAGCGACGCAGAAAAGGGAGGTTTAGATTATGGGCTTCAAGTTGCTAAAGCTGTTGAGTCAGAATGGTTCAAAAAAGATTCAGGAGGATCTCGCTATTTCTCTAATAGAGATAACTATCATAACCTTAGGTTATATGCTAGAGGCGAACAAAGCATTAAAAAATATAAAGATGAATTATCCATTAACGGTGATTTGTCTTATCTAAATTTAGATTGGAAACCGGTACCTATTATTCCAAAGTTTGTGGATATAGTTGTTAATGGTATTGCAGAAAGAGTTTACGATTTGAAAGCTTATTCAGTGGATGGTATTGCTAGTGATGAAAGAACTAAGTATGTTAAAAATATGCTTAGAGATATGAAGAATAAAAATTTGTTTGAAAATATAGGTTCTTCTTTGGGCGTTAATATGTTTAAAAATGATCCAAAAAAATTACCTGGCAATAGTCAAGAGCTAGAATTACACATGCAACTTGATTATAAACAGTCTATTGAAATTGCCGAAGAACAAGCCATAAACAATGTTTTTGATTTAAACAAATACGAATTATTAAAGAAAAGATTAGATTACGATATTACAGTTCTAGGAATTGGTGCTGTAAAAAATAGCTTTAATACTGCCGAAGGAATCAAATTAGAATATGTTGATCCTTCTGATTTAATATATTCTTATACCGATTCGCCTTATTTTGATGATTTGTATTATGTAGGCGAAGTAAGAAGAGTAAGTTTAATAGAATTAAAAAAACAATTCCCACAATTAACAACAGAGGATATTGAAGAAATTGAAGGTAAAGGTAATAGCTCATTATTATACAATCAAATTGGCGTAAACTCTTCAGATAAAAATTTTGTATATGTTTTATATTTTGAATACAAAACATTTGAAAATCAAGTTTATAAAATTAAAGAAACTACATCAGGAGCTGATAAAGCAATTAAAAAAGACGATAAATTTAATCCGCCCAAAGATTCAAGAGCTAGATTTGAAAAAGTAAATAGATCTATTGAGTGTCTATATGAAGGCGCTAAAATTGTAGGCCACGATAAATTATTAAAATGGCAGAAAGCTGTTAATATGACAAGACCCAAATCTGATATTACAAAAGTTCAGATGAGTTATAATATTGTAGCCCCAAGAATTTATAAAGGTAAGACTGAATCGTTGGTCAGTAGGATGACATCGTTTGCTGATATGATTCAAATTACACATTTAAAACTCCAGCAAGTATTATCGCGCATGGTGCCAGACGGTGTTTATTTGGATGCTGATGGCTTAGCTGAAGTTGATTTGGGCAATGGGACTAATTATAACCCACAAGAAGCGTTAAATATGTACTTCCAAACTGGTTCTGTTATTGGTAGATCAATGACACAAGATGGTGAATTTAATAACGGTAGGGTGCCTATACAAGAATTAAGAGCTGGATCTGGCGGTTCGAAAATACAAAGCTTAATACAATCTTACAACTATTATTTACAAATGATGAGAGATGTTACTGGATTAAATGAAGCAAGAGATGGTAGCACCCCAGACAGAAATGCATTGGTTGGCTTACAAAAAATAGCAGCAGCCAATAGCAACACAGCAACAAGACATATATTACAAGCGGGACTGTATTTAACATTAAAAACTGCAGAAGCTATAGCGTTAAGAATATCTGATGTTTTAGAATATTCAAGTATTAAAAATTCATTTATTCAATCATTAGGTAAATTCAATGTAGGTGCACTTGAAGAAATGAAAGAGCTAAATTTGCATGATTTTGGTATATTCCTACAATTAGCTCCGGATGAAGAAGAAAAACAATTGCTAGAAAATAACATACAAATGGCAATTACACAAAAGCAAATAGAATTAGAAGATGCTATTGATGTAAGAGAAATTAGAAATTTAAAATTAGCTAATCAGTTATTAAAATTAAGAAGAAAGCAAAAGTTTGAAAGAGATAGACAAATCCAAATGGAAAATATCCAAGCACAGTCTCAAGCTAACGCTCAGTCAGCTCAAGCAGGGGCCGCCGCAGAAATACAAAAACAGCAAGGGATTGCTGAAAGCAAAGTACAAATTGCACAAGCACAATCACAATTCGATATTGCAAAACTTGAAAGAGAAGCGGAAATCAAAAAAGAGTTGATGGAATTTGAATTCCAGCTTAATATGCAACTTAAAGAGCAGGAGAACCAGGTGATTAACAATAAAGAGAAGTATAAAGAAGATCGTAAAGACGAA